ACTACCGACATGCCAGGCCGCCTAGTGTTCTCCACTACGGCCGATGGGGCGAGCAGCCCGACGGAAGCGCTAAGGATAACCAGCGCTCAAGATTTAATGATTAGTCAGTCTGGTAGTGGTCTTTTTGTAGGGACAACAGCAGATGGCGCTTATCGAATTGGCCGAAGCTCTTTTGCTGTTTCTAGTGGCACTTTGTATATCGGCAACGCTGCAATTCAAGTCAGCTCTGATGTACGCCTAAAGAAAGACATAGAAGACACTAACCTTGATGCACTTGCCGCGATCAGCAAGATTAAAGTTAAAGATTTTACTTGGGACGACCCTACCGACACCAGTTATAACAACCGCAACGCTCGCGGCAAATGGACTGGTCTAATCGCTCAAGAGCTAATTGAAGTTCTGCCTTTTGTCGTCAATGCTCCGCGCAAAGAGGAAGATGGATCCATTGACCATGACAGCGAAAGTGTTTGGACACTGGATCAATCTCAGCTTTGTCCTGTGCTGATCAAGGCAATTCAGCAGCAGCAGGAAATTATTGCCAATTTGGAAGCCCGTTTGTCAGCCCTTGAGGCAGCGTAGACACCCGTATTACACTTACACAGTCACTCACTAACCATGTCCGACACCGTTTTCACCTGGCACATCGCTCAACTGGAGCGCGAGACCGCAGACGGCTACGTCTTCACGGCTCACTACACCATCGACGCCAACGACGGCACCTACAAAGCCGGCGCCTATGGCTCGATCGGCTTCGAGCGTCCCGAGGAGGACATGATCCCCTTCGCTGACCTCACCGAAGAGATCGTCATCGGCTGGGTCAAGGAACGGTTGGACGTTGAGCAGATCGAGGCAGCACTGCAAAGCCAACTCGATGAGCAGCGCCATCCCAGCAAGGCCAGTGGCTTACCCTGGGCTGCTTAGACTAGTGGCATGATCGAGCTGATCGCTGCTGTTGCGGGCGCATCCATCAGCGTGGCGGCTATGGGCGCCATGGGGTTCAGCCGTCGCAACGATGAAGCCCGTGAGGCAGTGATCAGGCTCACCGCTGCAGTGGAGCACATCGCCACGCAGCTTGAGGTCATGCACACCGACATCCGCGCCGACCGCCAGGAGACGTTCAAGCGGCTCAATGGCGTTGAGCAGCGCGTCGCTACGCTTGAGGCACGACCACACCGCTAACTATGGACGCCCAGACTGTTGCCGTTGTCGCCATCGTTCTTGCTGCTGGCAGCGAGATCATCGCGCTGACGCCGCTCAAGTCCAATAGCTGGATCCAGCTTCTGCTGCAGGCCCTTAAGTTGATGTTCCCCAAGCGTGGCTAAAGCACCGATCAAACCCAGCGACCTGTTCCGGTACTGGAAGGCGCTGCCGCATCAGCAGGCGGCGATCGTTGAACTGGAAGCTGAGCTGTTAAAGGTTGCGCCTGATTTGTTTAATAGGGATCAGCCATGGTTCCAGACATGGAGCCAAGGCGGCAAGGTGCACAGCTATGACGCAGCCGTCAAGCTGATCAAAGAGTTCGAGGGCTGTCACCTGTCGGCCTATCCCGATCCGCTCAGTGGCGGTGAGCCATGGACCATCGGCTACGGCACCACCAGGTACAGCGATGGCCGCAAGGTGCAGCGCGGCGACAAGATCACCGTCATCGACGCTGGCAAGCTGCTGGACCTTGAGATCGAACGTGTCGCCGAGAAGCTGCGGGCGACCGTGCCGTTCTGGAATGCCATGTCCGGCGACAAGCAGTCTGCGCTGATCAGCTTCGCCTACAACCTGGGCAGCGGGTTCTACGGCACCACCGGATTCGAGACGATCAGCAAGTGCCTGAAGGACAAGGACTGGGCAGCGGTGCCCGACGCGCTGCTGCTGTACCGCAACCCTGGCACCAATGTCGAAGCCGGTCTATTGCGCCGACGCCAGGCTGAGGGTCGGATGTGGGGAGTCGAGCAGCAAACCGCCAAGCTGACACCGAGCAGCCCGTTCACGGCACGGATCACCCCACACATCACCCTGGGCGAGTTTGCACTCGGGCAGGATGCGCGGCGCTTTGACCACCAGTACCAAGTGGACACCGCTGCCGAGCTGGCGGCGTTCCTTGAGCGGGCACGCGGCGCGTTCGGCGGCAAACCAGTGGTGATCACCAGCGGCTACAGGCCAGCGGCGATCAACCGCTCGGTTGGCGGTGCCAGCAGCAGCGAGCACCTATACGACGCGCCAAGCGTCGGTGCAGTGGACTTCTACATCCAAGGCGCCGACATCAACGCAGTCCAGGCATGGTGCGACAAGAACTGGCCCTACAGCGTTGGATACGGTGCACCTAAAGGGTTCGTGCACCTTGGCGTCCGCAAAGGCCGGCCTCGCGTGCGCTGGGACTATTAGACTGCTGGTGTAAGCCGCTACACACGGCATGGCGATCAGCGCAAAACGGCTATCGCCAGAATTGATAGAGATACGGATACCGTACAGCAGCCACAAAGAAGAATCAACATTCCTGCTCGCGTCAGATATACACCTTGACAATCCAAAATGCAACCGCAAACTGCTACTGCAACACTTAGCTGAATGCCGTGATGCTAACGGTCATGCGTTATTTTTTGGTGATGTGCTGTGCCTGATGCAAGGCAAGAAAGACCGCCGCGGCAGCAAGGGTGACATCAGGCCAGAGCACCTAGGCGGCAACTACTTTGACCTAGTATTTCGTGAATCAGCATATCTGCTGAAGCCATACGGCGACATGATCCTGATGATGGGTGACGGCAACCACGAAACAGCCGTGCTCAACAACCAAGAGATCGACCCGCTAGAGAACGTGGTCCGACTCATGCGCAATGATGGTGCCGTCACTGAGCACATGGGTTATCAAGGATTTGTGCGGTTTGTGTTCTATCGTGGCGAGAATGAAGCCGTCAGGCGGTGTACGTTGTTCTTCCATCACGGCGCATGGGGCGGCATCATCACCAAAGGCACCATGGGTGGAGGCCGGTATGCAAGCATCGCACCAGATGCGGATGTGATTGTCAATGGCCACAACCATGAGCGCAGCATTGTCGCGCATCCGTGCTACAGGATTGCTGACAGCGGCAAGGCATGGATTGAGCAGCGCTGGCACCTGCAAACCGGCACCTACAAGCAGGAATTTGGCGGCACTGGCGGCTGGGCCATTGAGCGTATCGTGATGCCTAAGTCACTTGGTGGGATCTGGCTTACGCTGAAGCCACGCAAACGCGGTGGCGTTGACATCACCTGCCGGCCAACCGTATGAAGCAGTACGTCCTAGAGATCGAGTACACCATCGTCGTTGAGAGTGACAACGATGATCCGGGAGAGGTATCGGACGACTTTGCAGCGCGACTCACTGAGTTAGCGCCGTCCAACGATCACATCCTGGGGTTAAGTCTTCAGGTGCTACCAATTCCCGAATTGCGTGGATCACTCGATTGATGGCTCGAATCTCGTTTCTAAGCGCAGTGCAAAGCATCAATTCAGGCAGCAGATCTTTGAGGCATGGGGTCATCAGTGCGCATACTGCAGTGCGCTAGCCGACACACTGGACCACGTCAAGCCACGCCATAAAGGCGGCGCTACAGTTACAACCAATCTGGTGCCAGCGTGCCGCAATTGCAACCGCAGAAAAGGCAGCGAGGAATGGCGCGAGTGGTTTAGCCGTCAGGACTCATGGACTGTTGATCGCGTATTAAAGATTCAGGATTGGTTGATTGATTCAACATCTGATGATAGAAGATAAGCGCCTGCCAATCTTGCGCATGATCACGGCACATGCCGTTGATACAGACGCGCCACATGTCACCGTGACGCTTGATCGTTGGTTCCAAGGGGCGTGTCCGTCAGGGGGTTGCTCATCAGCATACGGATGCGACCGACGCCGCGCTTATAGATGTCGTACAGGGCAGTCTTTGAGATGCCATACTCGCGTTCAAGCTGCGTCCATGTGACGGCTGGATAACACGACCGCGCTTCAATAACTGCTTTGGTTCTATCGTCTAGGTACTGGTCAACGTAACGCAGCATGATCTGCACATCTTGGCTGATGTCATTGTCAACTACATTGGGGTCAGCAATGGTGTCGACAATGCTATGGCCTTCTGAGTTGTTGATTTGCTGGTCGATGCTGGTAACGGTATAGGTTTGCCGGAGCAAATTGGACAACTCGCCGGGGTCCATGTCAATCTCTTCTGCCACTCTGGTGATGGTCGGTTGGTAGCCGAGCTGATGGCTGAGAGCCTGGATCGTGCGGTTGATCTTGTACATCGTCTCGTGCACGCCGATTGGCAGCCGGATGATGGCATCGCTGCTGATCAATGCGCGCGTGATGCCTTGGCGGATCCACCAGTAGGCGTAGGTCGAGAACTTGTAGCCGCGGCTCGGGTCGAACAGCTCAACAGCACGCGATAGGCCGATGTTGCCCTCTTGGATCAGGTCGAGTAGCTCCATGGTCTTGTTGTTGCGCTTGTCGTACCTGCGGGCGACATGCACGACCAGTTGCAGGTTGCACTGGATGAACCGCTGGCGGGCGCGTTCACCGCTGCGCCTCTCACGCTGTTCGGCATTGGTCAACGGGCGATCCAGTGATTGCAGCTCACGCAACCGCTGCACGCGCCTCCCGAGTTGTATCTCTTGCTGCGGTGTCAACAGTGGATACTTGGCGATACTGTTGAGATAGTTCTTGATGCTGTCAGACATGATGAATCCGTTAGTTCACACAATGGAAGCACAATTTCACGGCGCAGCCAATGCCCAAATGTTGCGTGAGCTACATGCAGCAAAGGACTACAACGCACTGCTGGAGTATGCGCTGTTGCTGGCTGAACAAGAGGCCAGCCAGCGATCACAGATCAAGTGGTTAATCGCTGAAGCGATGCGCTCATGCAGCGTTGAACCGTGGCATCTGGCTGCGGCTGCTGAACTGCTTGGAGGCCGCGACTAGCTGGTCGTTGTTGTAGCTGCCAGTCAGCGCGTAGCTCAGTGCCGGGCGTTGGCTCATGCGGAAGAATACCATTTGCCCGATCTTCAGCCCTGGATAGATCGGCAGCGGCTGCAACTGCCGGGCATTCTTGAGTTCCAGCGTTAGTGCGCTGCCATGCCAGCCTGGGTCGGCATAGCCGGCGTGCAGGTTCTCATAACCCTCGCGTGCGCGGCTTGACTTTAGGAAGAACAACCCGGCGACATCCTCCGGCATGACGAACGTCTCGATGGTCTGCGCAAGGATGAACTGCCCTGGCACCAACTGATACGGATGCTCGGCGGTGTAGTCCTTGATCGACAGTGGAATCATCTGGTGCGACTCCACCGATTCAAGCATGATCAGATTGCCAAGTCGCAGGTCCAAGCTGGCAGGGTTGATCAGCTCTTGCTGGTGATGCTGCACCATGCCCTGTTCGATCAGGTCGTGGATCTCGGTGTCACAAAGGATCATTGTTGCGGATAGCGATGATGTACTTTTTATTGGACCACTGCAATAGGCAGCGCGGCACCTGCACTTCGGCTGATTGCTGCGTGTACCACCGATGATCGCAGGCCCTGCAGTGGCGACGTCTAACAATAGTGCCATCGTCAAGTTGATTGGTCATGACGATGTATGTCTGCCTAGATGTGCAGCTAGGGCATTGAACTTGAATCGCGGGCATCTTCTAGATCCTGTGCCATGACGGCCGCACTGCGCAGCATGGTGCTGAGCTTAATCGGGCGCATGTTCTTCCAGCAGGCATACCGGATGGCATGACGGAAGCCCATGCTAATGTTGCCGTCGCCTAGTTTGCGAGCAGCTTCGATCTCTTCACGGCTCATGCGGATGTTGACCGTAAAGTTGCGGCCTTTGTTTATTTGACCAGCCATTGCATGTACCAATTGGCTTTGCGCAGTGACTCAGTGCCGCCTTTGTGTTGCTCACGCCAGACATATTTCAGCACGTTACCTTTGCAGTAGCCTTTGAACTCTTCTGGCGTCAGTGCTGCCTGGATAGCTTCGATGCACTCGATGCCGCCTTGCGTGTAATGCGATGGGTGGTTGACTGGGTCGTTCATTGGTGTGAGATGCGAACGGTTGCGATGCCGTCAAGCGGCACGCCTAAGCGGTGCGCAGCGCCAGCACTGAGGTCGATGCTGCTGCAGTCGCAGCGATCGGTCACCGGCACCACCAGCGTGCGGCCTTGATGGCTGACGCGAACACGGGTGCCGCAGCTCAGCCATGGGTGCGCGGCGCTGACGCCCCAGTGCTGGTACGTCTGGCCGCAATAGGTGACGCGGCCATGGAACCAGCCGTCGTAGACCGTGGCGGTAACGGATCTGCTGGGCTGCGCCATGGCGGGTGTTTGTAGCAACAGCAGCAATGCAAGGCGGATCATTGGCCCTCCAGCTCGGCGGCGATGGCGTGCAGCGCGTCGCGGGTCCAGTTGATACCGAGACTGTGCGCTGCATCGGGATGTATTTGCCCTTCCCATTGGGCAGCTAATACCTGATCCGCAGCAGCTCGCAGGGCGGCAGCGATGCGCGGTTTGTGATGCACAGCAACTGGTTGAATAAATCCTGCGTTGTACGCATCTAGCACTGCCTGCGCGGCGGGAGAGAGGTCAGTCATCGAGTTCATCTGATTCTCCGCGCAAAATTGCTAAGTCCGATTTTGTTGCAGCCCTAAGTTGAACTTCGATGCCCAACACAGGGCTACCGACTTCCATTTGATCCATGAGTTCTTCAAGCCAAGCAAGCGCAAAATCTCTTGCTGACATCCATCTAGCGTCGTCGTCATGTGGCAGTATGTACGAGTCGTGCTCGCGACATGGGCCACTGATTTCCCAAACGTATTCGGGGGAGAGGTCAGTCACGGTCGGACTCCTCCTCCATCAGCTCCACCAGCTTGAGGATGTGCTCAGCAAAGGCGACGTGGGTCATGACGGCATGGGTGCCCGGAGGCACCCCATAGCTGTCACGCCACCATGCGTCAAAGGCTGCTTTGATTGATGTGCTGTTCATAAAGCCCCGTGTAGAGTGAGTGCATTGGATGGTCGGGATTATCCCGGCCGTCCTCGTGGTATAAGCGCTCAAGCAGCTCTTGGCGCTCGTTGTCCTGCTTAATGTCAGTCATCAGAACGCAGCCTCTTCTGATTTGGCACGCGGCAGGTACTCGAACCGCTGCACGTTCAGCACATGCTTGCTGCGCTTGGTGCCGGTGTCCTTGTCGTTCCAGTCTTGGCGGCGGATGGCACCGGTCACCATGATGCTGTCGCCTTTCTTGCAGTTGTCGGCGATCATCTGGCCGCCTTTGCCCCAGACTTCTACGTCGATGGCGTTGTTGATGTAATTGCCGTCCTTATCTTTGCCTTCGCTGATGCCACCACCGAAGTTGCAAACACAAGTGCCAGAATCAAAAAACTTGATCTGCGGTTCGCTAATAATACGAACGACGCCGGAAGCATAAAGGCTCATGGGTTGACAGGGGTAATGGAATTGGACTCTTCAAAGGCCAGGACGTCCGCTATGGGATACCTGACCCGCGACTCGCCTAACGGCAAGCCGAACCGCGGGACCGTGTAATAGGACGGCCCTTGGCCCCGCAGCCGTTGGGATTTGATGCTGCTTGGCTTCAGACCCCAACGCGCTGCTAGCTGTTCAGTCGTCAGATACAAGATCAGCCTCCTTCTCAAGCATCTGCTGCAGCAGCTTGTCATGCTGCTCTTGCGTCAGATCGCCATCTTCCAGCCGCTTTGCCATGCGCGGTTGCAGGTCCTCAAGGTCCTGCAGGCTCTTGGCCTTGGCGATGGCAGCAGCGCCGGCAGTGAAGAACTTACTGGTGTCTTTACGCGCAGGCAATGCAGGAGCGCTCTCGGTGGTAACGGTGACCGGCTCAGACTGGTCCATCTCATCGGTGGTGTAGACGCCGGACATGTCAGCAGGGAACGCCTTGCGCAGTGCCAGTGCCTCGGAGCACTTGGCGATCATCGCAGCAGGCATCTTGGACCACAGTCCCTGGCCAGCGTTGTAGTCCGCAAACCGGGCGACACCAACAAAGGCATGGTTGCTGCCCTTGCGGTGCACGATCGTCTTGGCCGCGGCAGGTGGCTTGGATGACAGCCACACATCACGCCAGTCGCCTTCCTCGCCACACCAGTAGGTCTCGGATCCATCCAGTTGCCCAGTGCGCTCGGCAATGGCACGGAGGCCGTCAATGCCGGCCTGGATGGTCAGCTTGTTTGCGCGCTTGATGGCGTAGATCTGCTTGCTGAACGGATCCAGCCCAGTGCGCTGGCAGGCATACGCAAACAGGCGCAGCTCGTCATTGGTGCAGCCCGGTGCAATGGTGCTGCTGATCAGTTGCACCTGATCAGGCGTCCAGGTGGTGATTGAAGCGCTGGTCATTGTGCTTGCAGTTCGTTGATGATTTGATTTGCGACTTGCTTGCGCATCATTCCTTGCTGATGCCATAATTTTCTAATTTCATTTACATTCCATGTGATGGCCGCACTATGACTATTGCCTAGGCAGTAATGCACGCCACCGATTAATGGACCACCGTTTATGTCGCGGTTTCTTTTCAAGTGATTCTGTGAGCAGCAAAGATAAGTTGCTGCGTCAGGGGTTCGTAGCCATGTTTGAGTGGTCATCAGAAGATCTCAGTTTGAATGGGATTTGTCGCCCACCGAGGCAGGCTGATGGTCTGGATGAACGTGTCGCCGTAGCCCGGCCACACATTGGCGGCATGGCATCCGGCGATCACGTCCATGCCATTGTCCCGCATGGTCCGCCCTAATGCAAGGGCTTCGCTGTCCAGCTCATACACCGCAACGGCGTGCGGGTAAGTCTTCTCGACTGCGACGAACACGAACCGCTCGGCACCATGCAGGCCAGCGAGGTAGTGCGCAGCCTGGACGTGGTAACCGAACGTGGCCACGCTGCGGGCAAATGCCTGCGGGCTGGCGTCGGTGGTGGTCTTGATGTCCACCACAGTGCTGCCGTAGTACCAGTCAGGACGGCACTTGCATCGCATCCCGGTGGGCAGGTCATCCCACCAGAAGGACTGCTCGGCCTTGCCTTGCTTCAGCAGTGCTGCTGCTGCAGGGTGCGCCTGCACTGCAGCGCTCATGCCCATGGCCAGTGCCATGTCGCTACTGGTGACCACCTCGATGCCTTCGGCTTCCATAGCCGCAGCCTGCTCCTTGCCGGCTTTGGTGTTGCGCGGTGCGCAGATGCCGTAGCGGTTCAGCAGCTCGTCTGGTTCAAGGATGGCGCAATGGGCCAAGCTGCCGAGCTTCATCGCAGCAGTCGGCTCAACCGGGCTGCGGCTGGGGTCAACGTACCGGCTCCAGTAGTGGTAAGGCGATTGCATTACCGCCTTCAGGTGGCTGGCGCTGACGGCTGGATCGGAGTGGTAGTCAAAGTTGCTGATCACGCCTTTGCCTCCCATTCGCCGCACCAAGACCAACCAACAACTTCAGGCCAAAATGCTGAGGAATGTTCCTTGTCGCCCGTTGTGGGTTTTGGCGCGTAACGCCTGCAAATGCCTTGGCGAGTGGCCATAAGAGAATCAAAAAATCGGCAAGTTGAGCACCATTGGTCAGTGCTTGTAAAAAGAACATGCTGCGGATGCGTATCTTCTACTTTGCGTTTGCGTCTTTTTCGTTGTGTATGGCGCCATGGAGTCCCTGGCTTGTAATTGGATTCATGAACGCGCACTGCACCATCGCCTGGAAGATCTTGAATGTGTACATGCCCGTGGATGTCAAAATCAAACTCTTCAGGGTCTCGATCCGTAATCCATACATAAGTGCTCATTTCTGCCTCAGTTGGCGGTGGATCAGGGTTTGGGGTCCGAAGCAGTGCAACAGTTGCGGGAATGCCTCGAACAGCGTGTGCCGGTTGCTTGGATCAGCGACCAGCCCTGCATCGGCAAGGCGGGAGATGAACCCGCCGCCATGTTGCTTGGCGGTCTGGAGGGTCCAGAAGTCGTCAGATGTCATAGGTAGAATGGTGTTGTGAGGATCGAAGGGCGGTGATGGGCCGCCCTGTTTTCTCATGCCAGTGCTACGCGGACGCGATAGCGGGTGATGCCGAGATGCTCGGCAATGCGCCGCTGCGACCAGCCGTAGCCACGCAGCCGCTTAGCGCGCTGCTCGGTTGATTCCGTCGCCCACAGCAGCACCAGCAACGGCAGCAGCAACAGGGCAAGGATCAGGGTCAGTGTGGTTGTCATTGGATTCAGGCCTCGTACTTGACGGCGACAAGATCGTCGTCAGTTGCAGGTGCCTTAGGCTCAGCAAGCTGCTTCGGTGCAGGCATCTCGGCAGCTTGCCAGTTGATTTTGTAGTCGTTGTGCTGCTTGAAGGGACAGGTAGTCATGGGTGGAATCCGTTTGGGACCCCCACATCCTACACCATGTGCCGCCGTGGTCAAGCGTGCTCAGTCACAATGCGTAACGCATCCTCGACGCTGCGCGCCACGCCAGCAATGCCGCCGGCTGCCTGCACCACATCGAGCCACTGCTGCTGCTCGGGCCTCAGCCTGCCGGTTGGTGTCTTGACCTCGATGCTGAGGAACACAGCCACCTGAGTGCCGACCATGTCAGGCGTGACCGTGACAGTCCGCCAGCCGATCAGGTCAGCGCTGCCCTTGCACAGGCCGAACTGCACCGGGCGGCCATGCTGGTCGCGCAGGGTGCCGGTGTTGTTGCGGAACAGCCTGGTGTCACCAGTGCTGCAGGCAATTCGGATCTGTTGCTGTATGCGCTGCTCGGTCACTCACAACCCATGCCGTTTAGCCAACCTAGCCTGATAGACCCGCTCTGCCCAGCCGCGTTTGTAGCCACGTTGCTGCGCCAGTTGGCGGAGGTCCTCCAAGGACTGTGCACTGCCTTGCTCGCGTTTGCCAGCCTTGGAATCAAGCCGCAACCTTGAGATTTTTAACCAATGCCCGTCGCCACCTGGATCGCCGGTTTTGATTTTGGTGATAAATGCGTAGGAATCGACAATGTGATCAATCGCGTGAATGCGCCACGATCCTGGATACCTAGATGCAATCCGACGGTCGCTAACCGTCACATAGTCGCCAACCTTGATGCCGCCTGTTTGCATCTCTATAAGCTCACCCTCGACCACCTTTAGCTCCCTGGTCTCCTGCGGCGCGAACACATGCCCGCAGTCAGGGCACACCTGCGTGGCGCTCATGCTGGTGGCAAAGCACACCGGGCACACCTTGACCGATGGCGCACGGTCGGCATCGCGCTTCTTGATGCCGTCAAGGCTCCAGTCGCGGTCCTCGAGGTGATGGCCCAGTCTGAGCGTGTTGCCGACGTGGTCCAGCACCACAGCAGCAGGCTTGCCCGGTGACGGTCTCAGGCAACGACCGATCATCTGCAAGTGCAGGCCGACTGACTGCGTTGGCCTGAGCAGAATGCATCCCCCGACGCTTGGCACGTCTACGCCTTCACCAATAAGTGAGCACGATGTAAGCACCTTGATGCGACCGGTTCCGAGTGCCTGCAGTAGGTCTCTGCGCTGGTCAGTGGTCATGGTGCCGTCAATACTGGCGGCAGGGATGCCTTGCGACATGAACAGGGCAGCCACCGCCTCGGCATGTGCCACGCTGCAGCAGAACGCAATCGCCGTCTGCTCTGCTAGGTGCTTACGGTAGTGACTGCAGCAGTCGCCCATGATGGTGCCGACGCGCTGCTCGGCGTCCTTGGTGTCGAAGTCACCCATGCGCTTGCGCAGCCCAGTGCTGTCAAACCCCGGAGGTGCCAACACACGGGCACTGGCGAGGTAGCCGTTGTCGGTCAGCCATGCAGCGCTCGGGCCGAGCACCATGGCCTGATAGTGGTCACCTAAGCCGCGGCCATCACCGCGGCATGGCGTGGCGGTCACGCCTAGGACATGCGCCTGTTGGAAGTGCTGCAGCACCGTTGCCCATTGCCCGGCATTGGTGTGGTGTGCCTCGTCCACCACCAAGAGCTGGAAGAACCCAGCCGGCAGTTTGTGAAGCCTGCGGGCCACGGTCTGGATCGAGGCAACCTGCACCGCATGGCTTAGGTCCATGCTGCGGCCGGCTGCAATGCGGCCATGGGGCACGCCCATAGCCGTGAGACTGCGGCTGGCCTGGTCCAGCAGCTCGGCGCGGTGCACCAAGATGCAGACCCGGTTGCCTTTGCGGGCGGCAGACTGGGCAATGTAGCTGAAGCACACCGTCTTGCCGCCACCAGTGGGCAGCACCGCTAGCACAGTGCGGTGCCCTAGCTGGTACTGCAAGCGGATGTCAGTGATGAGTTGTTGTTGGTAAGGGCGGAGGTTCATAGTGGCAGTTCCAGTTGCGTACCTTCGGCTGGCGTTCCATGAATAGCAATTTGCGCCATTGTCAAGGCACGTCGTTGTCGCTCGTATGCAGGACGCGAATAACCCAGTTGATAAAGGTGCAGGTCATTTTGCAGCAAAGCAAGTGCTACAGCTTTCCAAGATGGAGCACGGCCTGAGGCTGCAACCTTGGCCGGCACTTCATCGGGAATCTCGTGCGAATAACAGCGGGTTTTCCACGTCCGCACGTATTCCGAGACTCTGGCGGTAGCGCATCTCCCAGGCGCGAATGGCTCGATTCGCTTGTCGGTTCGCCAATGTCCGTTGCTCATCGGTTAAAAGTCCCCATGCTTGTCTGGTGATGTCTTCAGGGCATCGAAGAGCCAGCGCGCAAGCTGCGTGCCCGATCCATGCTTTGCGATTGAGGTTGTAGTCAGTCAGCGCGTTGATGCAGCTGTTGGGCCACTCCACCGTGACCCGTTGCATATAGCGCCCGTAGAGGCGGTGATTGCCGGTAAAGATAACGGCCCTTTGCAGGTAGAGGCGGCGATTAGCTACCTCGCCCCACATGTTGCAGTGGATCTCCTCCCAGGCATCAATGGGTAACCAGATTCTCTTGAGCTTCATGTTCTAGATCCTCCGTCAAGTTGTCGATTTGTTCCACGTCCCACGCCTTGCTGAAATCTTTACCCAAAAACAGCGAGGCCAAGCCTGTAACTTGCTTAAGGCGCAAAAGTTCATCAGGGCTCATGCCAATGTGCTTGCAAATCCATGCGTCGCCTTTGCCCATCTCAATCAGCTCAGCAACAATTACGCTCATCAGTTCAATGTTGTGCGAACCACGAGCGCGATTGTGCCGGATGGTTGATGCCATCCTGTCATGCAATTCTTTGCGCAGTACTACTACAGGCAACCGGCCGCCTTCGCGTTCGCGGATGCGCTGACTGTTCCTTAGAGTTAAATAACGGTGAAAACCGTCAACGACCACATAAAGGTCACGCTCGGCATCATGCACGACAACGACAGGTTGCGTGTAACCATCTTCCCAGATGGATGTTTCGAGTAGTGCCATTTCAGGCGGCGCCACAGAGTTGGGGTTGTAATCATTGGCGGTAACTTTCTCGATAGGAATACTGCGTACGGAATAAACCGGGGATCGCCAAGGGTAAGAGTCGTTCTCGTCATGTAGCTCATTGCCTTTAAGTGGCGGGTTAAAAACGCAAATAAGCGTGGTCGGTTCTAGAGCTTCAAAAATGTGAGGATCATGCTTGTCAAGCACATAAGTCACATCAGGCCCGATAACGTGAATCTCTTGTGTTGCTTCGTTAATGAGCAGACCTTTGCCGCTGACGCAGTAGCAAGTTTCGAGGTGGTGTTGATAGTGCCAACGGTGTGGTTTGCCGGGATGCACAATGGTCTTGGTCATGCTGTATCCCATGCCATCGTCTTCTGTTAACAAGCGATGGCTGGTAAAACCACCTTTGGGACAGTTAACGATGCGATCAGAAGAGAGCTGAGAAACGTTTAGGATTTTCATTTGATGGAGCGATTAAGGAATTGGCTGTACTTGCGTTGGATTGACCTTTGGCGGCGCT